CAACCGAATACTCGTCATACGCAATTAATTTACTGAGCTTCGGTCTCAGCTTTTCAAGCGCACGATAATGAGTTGTCAATACAGTGTTTAATTTTACACCAGTTTTTTGGCTGATCTCGGCAAATGAACAATCTTCATAATACCGCAGTATCAGTATCTTTTTTTCAATTTCCCGCAGAGTGTCAAGCGAAGCCATAACTTCGGAAGCTTTTTCACGTTCCATAATCTGCTCAACAACATCATCTTCACTCACAAGCAAATCGACATAATCCATTTCCTGCCGTTTTTGCTTTTTATACTCACGATACGCAAGGCGTATACAAGTTGTTGAAAGATAACCGAAGTTACATTGACACTCATCTTTGACTTTTAAAAAGGCATCGTGCACTATGTCTTCCGCTAAGTCGGCGATATTGTTGAGGTTAGAAAACTTATATCTGATAAAACTATAAAGTTCATTTATTAATTTTTCCACAAGTTTTCATTTCCTTTCACTATATAAAAGCAAAAACATATTGATTTTATTTCATAAATATTTATTTATTTTATCATATTTTTAATTTTATTTAAATACTAAATTTTTCTTTTTTTATTACATTTTTTACTATATTCCGTAAAATCCTAAGCAAACTTGCACATAACGTTCTAGGTAACTGACGTTTTGCAAGCCCGAATAAGGGCTTGCGCAGCAAGACCAGGGCTGGCAAAATGTGGGTGAGGGAGGCGTGGGAGCGAGCCGTAGGCGACCGACCTAGCCGACCGAACCCCGAGGGCGCGAACAGCGCCCGCAGCAGTTACCGTTTGTTATGTGCTGGTTTGCCGTACATATTTTTATTAATTTTCTTCTAAATATATTATTTCCTTATTTTGGTTTTTTGCATATTTAATTTCATTTCTAACAGATTCACCAATATATCTATGTATTTTAAGTTTAAGTATTATTATGTATATGAAATATTCAAATTGTCAATCTATCTTTATTTAATCACGCCAGCGTATATTGCACATAACGTTCTAGGTAACTGACGTTTTGACAGCCCGAATAAGGGCTTGCGCAGCAAGACCAGGGTTGGCAAAATGTGGGTGGAAGGAGGCGTGGGAGCGAGCCGCATGCGACCGACCTAGCCGACTGGAACCCTGAAGGCGGTGCTTGTCACCGCCGGAGCTGTTACCGTTTGTTAGGCGCAGTTATTTTTGCTTTATTTATCATCATTATCTTTTTTCGTAAATATTAATATTGTATCTCCATTTTCATAATTATATTGTATGTTCCATCCTGAATGAAATGCTCTATCTTGCCAGATATATTCAAATAATTTTTTATGTTCCTCTAAAGATATTTGTGTTTTTATATGACCAGTTTCATTATAAACTCTAAACCACAAATGTTTTATAAATCTTATTACACATTTTTCATCTGTAATACATTCTATTGTTATATTTTCTCCATTAATTCTATTTTCATTCCAACCACTATATAAAATAAATGATTTTGAATCATTGTAAAAAGGAACCCAAGAACGTGCACATATTAATTCACCTGCTCCATCACAAAATAATGTATAAGTTTTATCTAAGTCATAAATATTTCGTAATATATTAAAAAAATTAGCTATTTTCGAAATGTTTTTTCAGCTCTTATCCAATTTTCCTTATCTGGTAATGAATCAAATTTATTATATGGGAATTCATTAATATTGTTTAAAGGAAGTGTAACACATTCAATAAAACATAATTTCCATTTGTCTTTATTAATTTCAAAATCAAATCTATAATTATCATCAGGGCATGTTAATAATATGCTTTTTCTTATTTCACCATCAATAATTTCAAAAGATGAATTAATAAATTTATTCCTTCTATTTTGAGCTTTTTTTCCACATAATAAATACATTAAATAAGGTCTCATTTCATCTGAAAAATCATTTGCTTTAAGATTATTTAAGACTAATTTATTTTTAAAATCATCCCAAACATTATATATATTCACTTTTTTTTCCATATCATATTATTACATATTTTATAAATATTGTCAACATTTTCAATTATAATTGCGCCTAACGTTCTAGATAACTGACGTTTTTTTGTACCCGATAAGGAAAACGCGAAGCGTTTTACGGGCACAAAAAAATGTGGTGTAGTGAGGCGTGGGAATGGCTTTAGCCATGACCTAGCCGAACAAAACCCAAAATGCCCGAACAGGGCATTTTGCAGTTACCATTTGTTATGCGACGTTTGGTATTTTAATATATATACCAAATTATTTTTATTTATATTTTTCATTTATACTTATAAAAACATCTGTTAAAACAGGATCAAATTGTGTATTTTTTCCTTCTTTTATTATTTTAATTGCTTCCTCATGTGAAAATACTCTCTTGTAAGGTCTTTCAGATACAAGTGCATCATATACGTCTATAATTGCCATGATTCTTCCTTCTAAAGGAATATTATCACCACTTAATCCACTTGGATAACCAGTTCTGTTCCATTTCTCATGATGATTTAATGCAAATATTTTTGCATAGTTTAATAAATCACTTTCTCCAGAATCTGCTTCTATTCTTTTTATTATATTGTGTCCATAGGTTGTATGTTTTTTCATTTTTTCAAATTCTTCTTTTGTTAAAGAACCCTGTTTTCTTAATATCTGATCATCTATTGAAATCTTTCCAATGTCGTGTAATTGTGTTGATTGTACTATTAAATTTATATCCCATTTACTTATTATTTCTGTAAAAAGCTTTCTTTCTATAACTTCTTTCAATAATATTTTAACACCATTTTTAGTTCTTTCTATATGCTCGCCTGTAATATTATCTCTAAATTCAACTAGATCAGCCATTGTTTTTAATATTGCATTTTGCAATTTAATTATTTTTTCAGTTTTTTCATTAACTAGCATTTGTAAATTGTTATTAACATATTCAAGTTCTTTTGTCATATTATTAAAATCATCAAATAAAACACTGACAACGTCTTTCCTGCCATCTTTACGTAAATATGAAACACGAACTGACAAATTACCATTAGTTATTTCTCTTGCGGCATTACTAAGTTTTTCTATTGGTAATCTTACTCTATGTCGAAATATTTCAAAAACAAAAGTTGTTAATGTAGAAAATACAGTTATATGAATTAATAATCCGTATTTACCAACTTGTTTAGTTTTTTCAAAAATATTATCAAATATATCATTTTCGTAAAGCCACATAAAAAGACCTATAGAAACTAGTGATAAGAAAAAAATACGTATAGATACCTTTATTGTTGCATATCGATCATTTATACGTTTATCATATCCTTTTTTAAGCATAAAACCACCATTAAATATTTATGTTTCATTATTCTATTTTCACAATCTTTTGTCAAGTATTTTATTATTTTAATACATAATGTCGCATAACGTTTCGGCTGTATACGACGTTTTTGCGGTTGCGATAGAATGAACACGAAGTGTTCCATGCAACCGCAAAAATGTGGCGGAGAAAAAACCCACAAAGGGCGCAAGCCGCCTGACTGGGTTTTTTCGTAGCCCGAGCCGCCGAAAGGCGGCGAAGCGTATACAGTCCTGTTAAACGATAATTTTTTACCCCCACTTACAACCGCCTTGCGCCATGGACGGCGCAAGGCGTACAATAATTATTTTATTTAATTATTAAAAAATGGCAGTGAAACCGCCCTACCTTATATTTACTTTTTATGCGTTCCTTCGTTAATGTCGGCTTCCGGCGTTTCACTTTGGAAGTAGAAGTTTCCACCTCAGGAGTGAAAGTTTTCACTTTGGGACTGAAACGCTGGACAATTTTACTGAAAATTCTGGCAAATTCTGCCGATATTACCATTGACAATGGGAAAAAAAGCGGACATAATGTCCTATGGTAGTCCCATTGGGAGGGTTATATGGCAGGCAACAGTTCGGCGGTATTGCTTAAACAGGTAAGAACAAGATATACACAAAAGGAAATTGCGGAAAGAGTAGGCGTAAACGCCCGGACAGTCAGAAGGTGGGAAGTCAATTCTCCGCCTCCGCCGGAATATTTGTCTGACATTCTGAAACAGCGGTTATTGTTTGCTCCGACAGCTTCCACACCCAAAACAGACCTCTTTACTTTTGTCGATCTCTTTGCCGGAATAGGCGGAATCAGGATTGGGTTCGAGAAACACAGCGGAAAATGTCTCTTTACTTCCGAATGGAATCCATTCGCCCAGAAAACCTACATTGATAATTTCCCAGTAGTTGACAGACATCAATTGATTGGAGACATTACCAAGATAGATGAAAACACAATACCAGATCATGACGTTCTTTTGGCGGGTTTTCCCTGTCAGCCGTTCAGCATAGCCGGAGTATCAAAAAAAAATGCCCTCGGTCGTCCGCACGGATTTGAATGCACCACCCAGGGAACGCTTTTTTTTGATGTTGCACGAATTATCGCAGCCAAAAGGCCAAAAGCATTTTTGCTGGAAAATGTGAAAAACCTTGCTTCCCATGACAGAGGAAATACATTTAAGGTTATCAAGGAAACGTTAAAAGAAGAATTGGGTTATGACATTTATTGGAAAGTCATTGACGGACAGCATTTTGTTCCGCAACACAGGGAACGCCTTATTATTTTGGGTTTCAAGGAAAAACTGTCTGCTGATCCGTTTAATGATATAATATTGCCGGAAAAGGGTGCTATAAAGCTTTCCTCAATTCTGCACCCTGAAAACGGAACGGAAAAGGAAGAGCCGCCCTTTACTACAGGGACACAGGCAACAGTAAACGCCAAATACACCCTGACCCCCCATTTATGGGAGTATCTTCAGAAATACGCCGAAAAACACCGGAAAGCCGGCAATGGTTTTGGCTTCGGGCTTGTTAAAGGTACTAACATTGCAAGAACACTTTCCGCACGATACTACAAGGACGGCTCTGAAATATTGGTAGACCAAGGAACCAGAAAACGACCACGCAGACTAACGCCCAGGGAATGTGCCAGGCTCATGGGTTTTGATGACAGTTTCAAAATTCCGGTAAGTGATACCCAGGCATATCGGCAATTTGGAAACAGTGTTGTCGTCCCTATGATTGCGGAAGTTGCAAAGGCTGTAGCCAAAATTATAATAACCCCAAAAGAATAAAATCATGCCCGACAAATTCAGCAAGGAAACCAGAAGCCGGATGATGTCGGGCATAAAAAACAAAAACACAAAACCTGAAATAATGATCAGGAAGGAACTTTTTGCAAATGGGTTCAGGTACAGGTTACATAACGGTAATTTGCCGGGAAAACCGGATTTGGTTCTTAAAAAATATATGGCTGTTGTTTTTATACACGGCTGTTTCTGGCACAGGCACAATTGTCGTTATTTTGTATGGCCCAAATCCAACACTGAATTCTGGAGAAAGAAAATAAACGGCAACAAAAAGAATGACCAAAAGAAAATAAATGAACTACAATCTATGGGATACCGTATTTGCATATTTTGGGAATGTGTTACAAGAGATCGGATTTTGTTTCCAAAAGCAATGAAAAAAGTGGTAAAATGGTTGTCTAGGAAAAATAAATTCTTGGAGTTGTCGGTATGAAAAACGGTTATCTTTCGCAGTATTTTGACAGCGTGGCAGCGAAGGTTCTTACTCTGGTTGAGACAGATTTGGAGGTTTCACACCAGCATGAATTCAATGGAGTCAAAGGTTTGCGCTCAATTCTCGGTGAGCCTCCAGAAAAGGTTATATACCAATCGCAATTTATGTATTTTACCGATTACGATGATGAACCAATCACAGAACAGGGTGAATTGTCATGGTATGATTCAAGAAAAAATCAGCCTCACCGAAGCGCAGAATACAGATTGTATTTTACCGTCAATACCGTAATGCAAATGGCAAACGTTGGAGATATTGTCATCATAGCAAAAACCAAAAAAGAAAGAGAAATGCTGGTTATTGTTGCGGAAAAAGAAACAACCATTGCTTCACAGTTATTGTGGCTGTTTGGGTTCTCTTCCCTTGAACACCCAGGATTTTCCATTCGCGAGGAACTGGAAACCGAACAAGATCGTATTGCTTTTGCTTCCAGGATAATTCTCGAAAATATCGGGATTAAAGTTGAAATAGGTGATGAAAATTTTCTTGATGAAATGCTGAAGAAATTCAAAGGCTCTTTCCCCTCAACAAGGGAATTTTCGGAATATGCAAGAACAACCCTGAAAGGCATTGATTTTCTTTCCGATTATGACAGCGTACTAATGGCTTGTTATGAAAGGGAGGAAATACTTTTCAGAACAATTGAAAGATATATTGTGTCCGACAGATTAAGCAAGGGATTTAATGGCAAAGACATCGTTGAGGATTCTTTCCAGTATTTCATTTCTGCACTGAACAGACGTAAAAGCAGAGCTGGCCTTGCTCTTGAAAATCACCTTGAATTTATTTTATAGAAAAACAAAATACGATATAACAGAAATCCTGTAACCGAAAACAAGTCAAAACCTGATTTTCTTTTCCCGGACATAAAAGAATATAAAGACAAAACTTTTAATGCCATAAATTTAACCATGCTTGGGGTAAAATCCACCTGCAAAGACCGTTGGCGACAGGTTTTATCGGAAGCTGACCGTATTGAAACAAAACACGTTTTAACGCTTGAGTCTGCAATAAGCACCAGCCAAACTGATGAAATGATACAACGTTCTGTCCAGCTTGTCGTTCCACAAAGAATTATTGAAACATATAAACCAGAACAGAAAAATTGGCTTTTTACTGTTAATGATTTTATTGGCTTGGTAAAACAAAGACAATAATTTTTAGGTTTTTCTTTTGACAATATTTTGAGTTAATTTCATGCGCCATGGATGGCGCTTGCGACGATAAATGCGGGGTAAAATTATTTTCGTTTAACGTTCAAGGTAACTGACGTTTTGCCAGCCCGAATAAGGGCTTGCGAAGCAAGACCAGGGCTGGCAAAATGTGGGTGAGGGAGGCGTGGGAGCGAGCCGTAGGCGACCGACCTAGCCGACCGAACCCCGAGGGCGCGAACAGCGCCCGCAGCAGTTACCGTTTGTTGCGCATACCTAGCCATTGTGCTAGGACACAAAATAAAAAATATGTGCAAGTCTTTATCCAATAAGGAATTAGCGTTGCTGGTTCCGTCTAACTTATCTTTGTGAATTTGGAGTGTGTGCAGTTATGACAGCACTATTCCAAAAAAGAGGTTGTTATGAGGATTAAGGCTACTTTTACGCTTTTTAAGAGGACTATTCCGTCAGGTCGGCAGGTTTATTATTACCAATGCTATGACCAAATAGGCAAGAGGCAGTTTGCGAAATCGACAGGTAAAACATTAAAAACAGAGGCGAATGAATATTGTCTGCTGTTGTTTAAGAACGGTTTGTTAATTCCAGAACAAAAGAAACCTACCTTTGCGGAATTTTCCGATGGCTGGTGGAATTATGAAACCTGTCAATACCTAAAATGGCGGAAACTGCATGAACCTATTACCGATAGTACACTGATTATTTATCAGTCTAATTTCAAAAACCATATCAAGGACTATTTCGCAAAATATAAACTTGATGAAATAACCCCTGCGGTTATTGAAACTTGGCTTGTCTATATGAGCGAAAAAAGTTCTATACGGGTTGGAGCAAAGAGACGTAGAAAGAAAAAGTTTGGTTCAAGCGAAAATAAAGAAATTGCGGTTAAGCCGGAAAAACTGCTAAAGGCTAAAACTATCAATCTGGCTCTTTTCACTTTGAAAATTATGTTGGGCGAAGCGGTAAAACGCAAACTGCTAAAAGTTAATCCCTGCCTTGAAGTTAAGGAATTGACAGAGGAAAACAGCGTCAGGGTTATTCTAAACGCTGATGAATTCAAGAGGCTGTTCCCTGTTGACTGGTCTGCAGTTTGGGAAAATGAAATTGTGTATAAGGCTAATCTCTTGGCTGCTTGCGCTGGCTTGCGGATTGGGGAATTGCGTGGCCTGCGTTGCGATATGGTATTTGATACATATATCCATGTTAACGGGCAGTATTTGGGCAAAAAATATGTTGACCATACAAAAACTAAAGATGACCGCAGCATTCCTATTTCCCCTGTAATGTGGAATATGCTTGACAATTTGCTGGTAAAAAACGGCAACGGCTATGTATTTTCCGATGACGGCGGCAAAACGCCGATTTCCAATAATTGGCTTAATGACGGATTAACTAAGGCGTTAATAAATATCGGGATTAGTTATGAGGAAAAATTGAAAAGGAATTTGTCTTTCCATGCTTGGCGGCATTTCCTGAATACCCTGTTGCTGACTTCCAATGTCGGTCTTAGCAAGGTGCAGAAAGTTACAGGGCATAAGTCTTTGAAAATGACCGACCACTACACCCATTTTGATACTACGCAATTTACAGAAGTGGTAGAGGTTCAGAATAATTTGCTGACTTTCAATCCGGTTGAAAATCAAAATACTAAGGCGAAGATAAAAAAGCCGAGGAAAAAAACGATAGCTTAGTATTATTTGACAAACAAAATGACTGCCGTTTCTGGCCTTAAAGGGCTGGAAGCGGCTTTTTTTTGCATTTTTTCCGCAAAACCTAGCACAGTGGATAGCTCCCTTTTTTCAAAAGCGGCGTGATTATTGATTTGTGCGGGGGACAAATTGAACGAAACAGACACAACGGAAAATGAGGTTATGAGTTACAAGGGGTTATCCGCTTATTTGAAGCTGTCGCAAAACACGCTGCGGCACAAGGTTATGAACGGCAAAATTCCCTGTATCAAAGTTGACGGTACTGTACGGTTTTTAAAAAGGAAAATTGACGCTTGGCTTGAAGAAAACCAGAAGGGGGCGAAACGCAAACAGCCGCACTTCCAGACAGGGAACGTGCGGAGTAACGGCGAATTGTTTACGGACGGCGGGGGCAATTAATGAAACTACGTTTCATTTTCGATTTTAACGTGCGGTTATTCAACCGCACTAAGCAGAGGATAAAATGACTAACATTGAAAAAATTATCGAGGAAGCAAGAAAAGAAATGATGCCTTTTAGTAGTTGGGAACTTCTGCCAAAGGAAAGCGACGAGGCGTTTGCCGCTTTTCGTGTTTATCGTGATTTGGGGTTTGAACGGAATATCAAAAAAGCGATTGAAAGGATTGAACCTGATAATAACACTATTTCTAAATGTTATGGCACTTGGCGGAATTGGGCTGTCAAATACCGATGGCGTGAACGTGCCGCCGATTTTGACAGATACAACGAGCAGTTAAAACAAAACGAGTTCAGAAAAACAGTAGAAGCCCAGGGCGAAAAGCACAGACAAGTTACAGGGAAAATGCTCGATGTCGTTTGCAAGAAACTCGACACAATGAACCCTGATGATTTGACGCAAGGGACGCTGACTGAATGGGTGCAGACTGCGATAAAGGCTGAACGTGAAGCCGCCGGACTTGTTCAAACTTCTAATTTGACACCTAACGGAAAACAAGAAGCGAAACAAGGCGAACTAAACTTTGTAGCGGATTTTCAGGGGCTTTGATTTATGGGTACTTCTGTTGTTTTCAAACCGACAGCAATTCAACGTAAAGCTCTTGCGTTGTTGAAAAGCGGGGCGAAACATATCTTGCTTTTCGGCGGCTCTCGTTCCGGCAAAACAACAGTAATTGTAATGGCGGTTATTTATCGGGCTTTAGCGTATACAGGAAGCCGTCATTTGATTTGCAGATATAGGGCGAAAGACGCTAGATCATCGGTTTTGAGGGAAACGCTTTTTCCGTGGCTTGATAACACTGTCGGGAAATCGGGTTATACATACCTTGTCCATGAAAGCGTTGTAACGCTTTTTAATGGTTCTGAAATTTGGATTGGTGGCTTGGGCGATAAAGAACAGGCGGACAAGATACTCGGACATGAATACAACACTATTTATTTTAATGAAATATCGCAATTAAGCTATGCCGCTGTTACTACGGCTTATTCACGATTGGCAATGAGAATACAAGATTGCCGGAATTTATTTTTCTATGACTGCAATCCGGGTTCGCCTTTGCATTGGGCTTATAAAATATTTGTTTTGAAACGGACTTTTATTACAGGTGAACAATTAGAAAAACCTGAATTGTACGCCTCTATGCTTCTTAACCCTTTGGATAATCTTGAAAATCTGCCAGAAGATTATATTTCTGACATTCTTGATGTCCTTCCTGAAAAACAAAAAGCCCGTTTTCGTGATGGTTTGTGGGTTAAAGCGGAGGGAGTTATATACGACCGCTTTGATGAAACAATGATTGTCAAGTTTTCCGACCTGCCTGAAAAGTTTGACAGATACGCTGCGGGGCAAGACTTCGGATTGAATATCACGTTTGTAAAAATCGGCTGGCTTGGCGATGTTGTCTACGTCCTTTGCGACTATGGGGCTTTCAATATGACTTCCCAATCTTTCAATGAGGAAGTTGCGGCAAGGGGCTGGTTTGACTGTCCTGACGGTATGGGGTTGCCTGTGTACTGCGATCCGGCTGGCGGTGAACGGATACAGGAAATAACTGGCGGCATAAAAGCAAATAATTCTGTTGACAGCGGCATTGATTATATCAATGCAAAAATTGAGCGTGGGCAGTTTTTTGTCTGCGATAAGTGTACTGGTGTGTTAAGTGAAATATGGGATTACTGCCGAGACGAAGCCGGACAAATTGTAAAGGTAAACGACCATTATCTTGACGCTTTACGTTATGCGATTTTTTCCGATGTGCAATACGGGGTGGTAATGGCATGAGCATATTCAGCCGCTTGCTACCTAACTATAAGCGTATTAATAGCAGCCAACAGCATGACAACAGGAAAAGTTTATCCGAAGATAATGCCAATAATCGAAATTTGTTGACCTTCGATGACGAATTTCATAAATTTAATATAGACCCCTTCAATGACTCCTTTCTTTGCAACGCATGGGTCAATATTGCGGTTAATATCCTTATCCGTAATATTGCCCGTGCGGATTTAGTTCTTGAGAAAGAAGGGGTCGAGATAAAGTCCGGCTCGCTCTTTAATCTCTTTCACAGACCGAATGAACGCCTAAGCAGATTTGACTTGTGGAAGGAAACCGCCGCTTGGTGGTTTTTAGAGGGCGAGGCGTTTTGGTGGTTCGGCGCCGATTATTCAGGCGGAATACCAAAACAACTGCATATTCTTAACCCCCGAAGGCTCCGGCTTGAAGCGGAGGGAATGGGTTTGCGGGGGGAATTTTCAAACTCTGTTTGTGCAAATAACAAACGGCGGTGGTTTTACCATACCGGCGTTGAATTAGTACCCATTCTTTCCGATGAACTAATCCACTTTCGGGATTGGAACCCCTGGAACCCTTTGCGGGGCGTTAATCCTCTTGTCTCTTTAGTCCTCGAACTTGAACAAGATTACTTCGCAAATAAAGCAAACTCCACTCTGCTAAAAAACAACGCTATTCCGCAAGGTTTGTTGAAAACCGATCAAACATTAAGACCCGAAGAAGCTGACCAGCTTGAGAGGCGGTGGGAGAGTAAATACGGACAAGTAAAATCCGGCAGAAAAATTGCGGTGCTTGGTAAAGGCACAAGTTTTGAGGCGTTAAGTTTTAATCCCGATGTCGTGAAACTTTTTGAACTGAAACGCTGGAACCTCTACACCGTTCTCGCTAAATACGGCATACCGCCGAGGGTTGCGAATATATCCGACAGGTCAACGGCTCTTAGCGGTAAAGACACAAAAGAGCAACATTCAGCGTTTTAGCAGTATACGCTTATTCCCTTCTTGAAACAGTTTGAACAAATTCTTGAAAGCCAGTTTTTTATGCGTTTCGGTTTGAAAGAAACCGGAAAATTTGATTTGTGGGATATTCCCGAATTGCAGGAGAATGAGGACGCACAGAGCAAGCGGGATATTGCGGAAATAAACGCAGGGCTAAAAACGATAAACGATGTGCTGCTGGAAAGGGGAAAGGAGCCTAAACCGTGGGGCGATTTATGGCACAGACCGAAAAACCTTGAGACTGTAAGCAACATCAATGACGCTTCAAAATCGAGGCGTGAATGACATATAGCAGCGTGATTATTGCTTCTACTGCTGGTTATCTCATCAACACGCTGCGTGAAATGTTAAGCGATTATAATGTAAAAGTATTTTCTGTAAGTTCCAACGATGAATTAAAATTAAAAATCAAAACTGTTAATCCCCGAATGATAT